GCTTCCGCAACCTTTTCAGGATCGAAACCCTCTCCCATAGGTGGATTGATAACAACTTTGTTGTTTACTTTTCCACCCTTGACCTTTTTTGCATCCTGAACGTCGGTGATTTCTCTGAGATCTTCTCTCCAATTAGAGAAACTCTCTTTCTTTGTACCTCTCTTCTTCATGGCCTTACCGATGGCCTTTCTTCTCTTGTGGAGATACTCATCACTCTTATCGGTATCACCATCGTTATCGATGTCAGCATCTTCCTGACCGACAGGATCCATGCCCTCAGTGGTGACACTTCTCTTTGCTGGTTTAGCAGGTGCAGAAGCTTCTTTTTCCTTCTTCTCTTTCATCTTCTTCGCCTTGACGGCGAGACCACCACCCTTGGCTTGGGCTTTCTTTTCACCCTTGTCCTCAGGAGCTTCACCCTCATCAGTCATCTCAACAGATGCAATCTTGGGATCCGCACGAAGTTGTGCAATCTTTTCACGGGTTGCATAACGGATGTAGGAAGAACCACTTTCCTTCTCTTTTACACGAACCTTATACTTGGTTCCCGATGCAGTCTCTTTGGTTTGAATTTCTTGGAGTTCCTCTACCTCTTCTCTGGTGAGTTGAGTTTTATCTCCACCCATAGGTCTTGCAGTCTTGCGACCAGCACCAACTGGTTGCAGAACTTTCTTGGCAGCCTTACCAACTGGGTTGGTGTTCATAAAGTTGGCAGCCTTGTCAAGAGCACCCTTGACTTTACTTTGCAGGTCTTCTACCAGTTCAAGATCACCGAAGAACTCATCCCATTCTACAGACTCTTTAAATCCAGAAAACTTGTTTGCGAGAATGGCTTTCTTACGGGTCTCGATGTCGAACAGACCCTGATTAGCTTCAACAAATCTGGCAAACTGTTTGACACTCATCTGGTATCTTTCAGCCAGTTCGGTGAAAGCACCAGACTTTCTCATGAGAACCATCTCACAAGAACACTCCTTATCATCGTCGTCATGCTCTTTTTCTTTCTTAGAAGACTTCTTCTTCATCTCGACTTCCTTGGCTTCTTCAGCCCCTTTAGCCGCGATCGATGAATATGATTCTACGAAAGATTGATATTCAGATCTGACTTGTTTAGAGTCCTTCATCTTTTTCTGGATTTTCTCAAGTTTTGCCTAATCTTATTTATAAATGGGTATTTCCCAGAGGACCCAGGCACCGCAGCCATGGCATTCTTCAAGTATCCTGAGGTTCCGTACAGAGTGTTAGGTTTACCAGGAACTCTTTCCTTACGATCCATCTTTACTTCGGTATATTCAACTAAATCCCTCAACCAGGACTTGAACATGATACCTTCTTTGGTAACTGCAATCACATGATTGGCACCACGACGGGTTACTTCTCCAATCAAGCCATGGTTCATGTTCTCCACCCAAGAACCAACTTGAAAAAGTTTTTGAGTAATGAAGTGTTCACGAAGAGACTGGGGAAACAACTTAGGTGCAACCTCCCATCCCTCACTCTTCACATTCATTCTCTTACGAATGGTATCAAAGAGTTGTCTAGTTGTTTTATCGTCCAGGTTCTTACTTACACCACCACGGAAGGCAGCGAAGTCTCCATCTATAGCTGCCTTTCTAAGTTTAGAGGCAGACATGCCCTCGATACCTTCGGCATCGGCATTTCTTTCGCCGGCTGAGACAATGTTAATCTTGTCAAAATTGTATAACTGTCCGTTGTATTTGTTCGCAAGGTTTTCAAACTCCTTGACCCGATCTGAACCAACCACAATATTGACAGAGGAGTATCCTTTTGCATCTGCAGCCTTCAATACGTCAAAGATGTTTCTAGTCTTTTCATCATCAACAATCGCATTTGCATGTTGAGTAAAAGCTTTACGCATGTACTGAACCTTCTCACCAGCAGGGAGTGGGTTCTTCTTTGGATCTTCACTACGGGATGGGTAGATACGATACTGACCACCCTTACCAGCAGTTTGACTAATGGTGTTGAGAAGTTTTTCGTGACCAACAGTAGGAGGATTGAAACGACCAAATCCTACAGTGATGGTCTCACCAGTCTTCTTTGTCTTCTCTTGTTCTGGTTTCTTTTGTTCTGGTTTCTTCTGTGGTTCTGGAACCATCTTGGCAGCCGCATCAGTCATCGGCTGACCTGCGGTAGGACGGTTACCAAAGAACTTCAAGTTACCACCAACAGTTTTAGCAACCAACTTACCTTCTTTGTCATAGTAGTCACCATGACCATCACTCTTAAGACCCATCTGTTTGGCCTTCTCAGATGCCTGAGTTGCGGCCTCAAGAATCGTTTTAACGCGATTGAAAAAACTCATGCTTTGTCCCAGTTCTTATCGGCGGTGAAGTTGGCTCTTGAGAACTCTAGTCTATCAACTAACTTGAGTGCATTACCCGAACGAATGGCCACAAATCCTTCTGGAGCCGTGACTTTGTATCCGTTCTCAGTACGAAGGAAAGTTCCCAGGGTTTGAACCCTCTCAAGTTTACGAATAATAAAGTTCTTTGCCTCAATCAAATTCATGTAGGAGGCAACTGTGAAGTAGATGGACTTTTCGTTCTGTTGCAAGAACTTGAGTCCGTCTGTTCGCATTTGTAAATATTTATCTTGGGCCGATTTCGTCTTCTTTGATGCAATCTCTTTGTTCAAAACACTTGCATAGAAAGCTTTGAAGTCTTGAACAACGTCTTGTGCATTGCGAATTGGTCTACCCTGACGAATATAAGAGTTAAAGAACTGTTTGAACAACACGTTCATCATAAACTTACTCTGCCCAAAAGAACCAAGCACATCAAGGAATGCACTGGCTTGTTTGAGTGATCCCTCTGCACGATTGACCAACATATCGAACTTACGTTTCTCAGCCTGATCCATCTTTGCAACACCAGTTGCATCAGTGAAATCAGAGCTGAATACCATTACATCTGCATTACCCTGAAGACTTTTGACGTTTGCACCGAACTGTGCGTTCATGTCTGCAAGAGTAGGACCAGTGTAAGTGGTGTGAAAAACAATACCCAACTTAGAACGTGCAACCTTTGCACCTAACGCAGAGTTAGTTGGAACTGCATAAACAATCGTATTTGGTTGGAAAACAATAGACTGTTCTCCATTCACCAGACGGGTATCTTTGTCATTGGTGTACAAAAGATCCCCCTGAAGAACCCCCTGAATGGGAAGTTGTGAGAGATATTTGTATGCATCTTTCAGTTTTTGAGCCAACTGACCTTCATACATGCGGTCAGCATCAGCCTCACTGTAGATGACTTTGGGTGCAGTCTTGGCAAAGACAGACTTGGTTCCAACAAAGAACCGTTGCGAGACTGGATCTTTACCACAGATGATTGCGGGAGCTCCATCCCACTTTGTCGTCACCCTGACGTTGGACTGGGGACGAGTGAGCATGTCTCCCAGTTCACGAAGGAACTTGATTGCATTGAAACCACCTTCCGTCCCCTGGTTGAGGATGTCGTCTTCAAGGTGTTCTAGGTGTGTGTTTTTGGCCATGTCTATAGGATACCTCGAAACTCCTCTCTTGTAAAGCGGCGTACACCACCTGTAATTCTGGACCTGTACACGACCAGGACCCTGAGACCCTTCCAGTTTCTGTCTCGTCCCAGACCTGCCTGACGGCTACTGTCCCTACGGATCAGGATGACTGGTTCCTCATCAGTTCCCCGTACCTCACTCAGTTGTGTATACAGTTTTGTCCCTCTGATTGTAAGAGTTTGACTAACTGGATCCCAGGTACAATTGGGACTTTGAGCCCCCATGAAAGTCTGTTTTAGTACAGCACCACCGTTTGTAAGTATGTCCGATCCAAAAATAACATTGGTGGCTTCAGCATCCGTTGTTGGAATTGCAACGCCACTTACACCGTTACCAAAAATAACATCACCAGATGCATTTCTTGACAATGCAATTCTACCAGTTCTTGATAACTGACTTAATACATCTTTAGCTCTATCACCAAACAAAGTATCAGCAGATTCCCACATCTGTGCATTGTTTTGTTTCAGTGATATTGGAAAAATAGTCCCATCGGCCTTGACCAAGTTTACATCAGATTTGGCTCTACCTGCGGTCTGAGTTCCAACAGAGTCTGCACGAATTACATCATTGACAACAACAGACTTAGATCCACTCACCATTACAATACTGATACTTTCATTTGTTCCTGTTCCACGAACAAGATGGGAGTTGATGCAGTTGATTAAGTTATTTTCGTTTCCAAGACCAGCAGATCCACCACCCTGTCTACTGGCTGGTGCAGTATAAACAAGAAAGTTACCAATCTGCACCACACCAAGACTAGAAACTTGATTCCCACCAGTTGTTCTACTACCTCTGTTCACTACTGGAGTTCGATAATCTGGATTGTATGTGGCACCATCCTCAAAGAAAAGAGATTCTATAGCTCGTAGAATCGCAACACGATCTCCATCCGCAAGAACACATACCCTAGTTCTAGTTCTGTCTTTGAATCGCGTGTATCCTGCTGTCCTAAGACGCGATTCAATTTCGGTTGTACTATTTACAGCCATGAAAAAAGGAGGGTCTTAGCCCTCCTATTTATTTTGTAAGTATTCCTTTTCATTTTGATAAGGAACATACTTACCAGTTTTAAGTTCCCATGCATGAATGAGATCTGGAATCAACCACTGGTCCACCCTAATACAATACTTCCAGTTGACTGGTTGAACACAATTCAATACCACAACCATGAAGAATGCTTTCAGGTGAATCCAGATACTAAGCATACTTGTCCCAGAGTTTACGAATGTTCTGGGTGATACCCATACCACCAGTATAAGTCTCTACCAGTTCACCACTGTCATCAGCAATCACCAGAACAGGAG